CTACTTCGCTTGCGAAGCCATTGTCTAGTAGGTCCCAAGCACCTGATACACCTTTGTAATAATAAGCCGCTGTTTCAGTGTTACTGTTTACTACTTCAACTAAGTAATTTCCATTAACAACTGTTGCCGTTGCTGAGCCTGCAGAAGAAACAATTTCTACTGTTGGAAGTTTTTCAACCCAAGCTGATCCTACGTATTCGTATATACCCCAACTTGATGTTGTAGGGCTGGTCCAATATGTGTTGTTAGCAGGGTCGCCTGTTGGCTCTGCTGATAGTGGACGTAATGCTGTTAAGTCAACGTCTGCACGAACAATATATGCCGCTGAACTTTGACCGAGAAAGCTGTATGCCGCTAGTAGTCCATATTCGTTTGTTTCGTCACCTTGTGATACTGTGCCACTTACTTTACGGAAATCTACATTTCCAAAGTATTGTGTTAGTTCACGTTGTGATGTTACTAGAATAGGTTTCTTAGCATTTACTGATTTTGTGTATTTTGCTTTGCCGTCGGTTTCAGTTAGGGTTGGATCAACCTTGTCCTGTCCTGTAGCAATAAACAACATTGGAACAGTGCCCGCACCCGCTGGTCCGTATACTGATTCGTCTGTTACTGTTACCTGTACGCCAGGTGAAACAAGATTTGCCATGTTATAGCTCCTTTAGTGTGTTTAGAATATATCTAAATTTTGTTATACTAGTATTTACCGCAAAATGCTTAAAAGGGGGGTTTACAGAGTTAACTTAGCTGTTAATGGTGGCTAATAGCTGATCAAAACTTGCACATATCATATGTTCAAATCCATCACCCCATTTACCATGAACAATCATGTGAATTCTGTTTTCTGTACCGTTGTTTATAACACTATGCCTTCTTCCTATATCAATTCCTCTAGCTTCACCAGGTTCCCATGGTACAAGTCCTGCTTCTTCTAATGCAAAGTCCACTCCTGGTGGATTACTTAATGATACGTTAAATGCAGCCATGCTTCTTCTATCAAAGTCCTGATGTGGTTGAATATAACCACCCGGTTCTAATAACATGAATCTACATCGTTGATACTCTTTAAACGGCCAGGCATTCTTTAGCCAGTCTACTGTTACTGGACAATGTTCTGCTATGTCTGTCCAACCATATGGGGCACTATTTTCTTCTGTGTCTATTCCTTCTCTTATGTAATGATCAGCTGGTTGTGTTCTTTCTGCTGTTTGTCCATGTACACAAATGCTACTCCAGCCTGGATGCATATCACCTCGGTGCTCAACATATCTGTCTAAAACTTTTTCAGCTTCAGCTGCCATTGCTTCATGTGGTACTTCTATATTAGTAACTAAACTAGGACAATTTGATTCATTCATAATCCATTTACAGTACTGTATCATTGTACCTCGGTGTTCTCTCCAATTTAAAAACTGGTCACCTGGATTATTTAAATTTTCGTAGTGAGAATGCTTTTTACATTCATTGATAAAATTAGTTACGTTATCTATTTGTTCCATTTGAACATCTTTCCTAATGTATTACTTGGTAGATTTTCAAAATCTATTGATGTATGATTTTCTACAAATTTAATTGGTCCTGCGATCTGATCTTGTGTTAACAATGGACTTGTACACTTAGCAACAATATTATTGTTAGAGTAAAACTTCAGTTTAGCAAATAGCTCATTGTACATTATTACACGTTGTTCTAAGCTATAATAAACCGCTGTTGGGTAATAATGAAAGATGTTACTTAAATGAACATACGTCAATCCTTTAGCTGAATAATTAGCAGACCATTTTGCAAATGATGTATACCTATTAGGATTCATTAAATTTGTTTGTTCATATTGAATGTTAAATGTGCTAAATGTATCTCTCCACCATTCTTGCCATTCAGGCATTGAATCAAGTAGTTTTTGTGTATCCTGTAGTTGTTGCTGTCCTCTAAATAATTCGTCTTTCCTAGAATAGTAACTGCATTTACTATCCATCATTTTATTCATGTATTCAGTGTAGTTTGTTCCATCCCATTCTGTTATTAATTGTTGCATACAGTCTAAAGCAAATGTACTAATATCGTATATAATAATTGTACTGCCTGGTGGTAATCTAAGATTCTTTGCATACAACATAGGACTTATACCAGCTGACGGTGCAACTACTTTAGTAAACTTTTGGTCCTTGTCACCAATATTATTTGTTTCAGTGTCGGGTATTTCAGTATTACCAACAAAGAATATTTGCGTATCCATCTGTTCATGTAGATAGAATATATTTCTCCAAGCATCATCACGAACCTCTGCATACAAATATTCCTTAGATTGACGTAATGAGAGATCCCAAGAATGAATAGTTTGGTTATCATCTAAAAGTGCTTTTACTAAATTCCACCCGCCATTTTTATGTGTATATGTAGCTGGTTCGGATCCTGGTTTAACCCAATAAGGAGTATACTTGTCATGATGATTCTGTGTACTGCGTATTGGCTTTGTTGTTTCCCAAGGCCCGCTATCATGTTCGTCTCCCCATTCTGGCATGCCTGCTTCTGCCCACCAATCTAAGTCAATTAAAAAGCATTGTGGATGAATCCAAAAGTACTCGTCTCCCTTATCTAGTATATGTCCTATAAATTTTGAGTCAAGATGTTTTTCATAAAATTCAGGGAATACTCTCTCAAAATATTTGTGTACTGTTCCTTGCTTAAATACAACTATCTTTGAATAGCCTGCATTATATGCTTGTGTTAATAATCCTGATATTTTTTCATCCACGAATTGCTGATCACAGAAAAGCCCAAATTCGACAGAGTCGTATTCAGCTATATTTTGGGATATTCCGTTGAGGAGGGAGTTGCTTATGCGGTCGTTATATAACCAACCTACACATAATTCTTTAGTTTCTACTTTGGCGTTCCACCAATCATCATTAAACATATGTTGTCCTTGTAATTTGTCTACAACATTATTTATCTTACAAAATGGTTGAGTGTTTGTTCCTTTAGATCAACTAGTGAAGTAGTGTTGGCTATTTGTTTATCAAACTTCCAGCCTGCCCAGCTCCATTCACTTTTGTGTACTTCTGGAAATACTATAGACATACTGTTATCTGCTGGAATGGGTGTATTTGCTGTGTTAATACCTACTGCTGTTGCCCACCAATCTGGGTTCTCTGAGCGCCATACAACCGCTGTGTGCCCACCTAAGCGTTTTATAGCCTTTAGCTCATTAAAGAATCTACAGTCTGATATAACAACGTTTCTGTCAGTTTGTTCAATTTGTCGTTCACATGCCGCTACCCAAATGTCTGGGTGGAAGTGTGTTCTTAGTACATCAGTACCTACGTGTTGCAATGCCCAACGTGGAGTAAAGTTAGGAATGTCTAAGCGTTTAGCCCACCAGTCATCAACTGTCTCACGCCAAACTCTGCTTTCAGGTGTATTACCTTCTAGCAGTATTCTATCCCAACCAAAAATATTAGCACATGCATCTTTTAATACTCCTGCAAAACTAACTCGTGCAAATCCTTCTTCAATTAGAAAGCCTGCCGCTGTATCTTTACCGTGTCCTATAAGACCACATATACCTACAATTTTCTTAGTCATTCTATTGCTCCGTTGTAATTTATATTATAATTGATTTTTAATTAGTTGTCAAGTACAAACTTAATTATTTGATTTTCCATTTATTCCTGTTACAGGACAGCTAACAATTGTTGTAGAAATAATACGCATATGTGTACTTGCTTCTACTATATTAAAAATAGCCAATGCAAGCATTGTTTTATCTATTAAATGTTTATCTTTATTATCGTTATATTTGCTACTATTAAATCTGCCAGGTTTAATATTAATTACTTGACAGTGTTTTTCCATAGTAGATAAGTTTAATGCAATTTCGTCTAATGCGTGTTTACCAGCATCATATCTTTTTTGTTGTGTGCTTTCGTTTTTTCTATTTCTAGTTTGTGGAGAAGATCCACTAATAACTACAATCTTTTTATGCTGATCTTTATATTCGTCCCATAGCTCACAAAGCATATCAATTTGTGCAAATCTGTTTTCATTACTACTTGCTACAATGTATATGACAGCAATATCTTTAGCATTTTTTACAATTTTCTCTCTGCTGCTGAAATTAGAAATATCATATCCATTATCTAAACTAAAGCCTAGTGGATTCTTATGTAGTTTGAAAATTTCATTCCCAAGTCCACTACTATGGCCAATAATTAAACAATCATACATTTATAAACTTGCCTTCTTTGTAGCGTTTGATCATATCTTCGTATGTTTCATGAGTAATTTTAATTCTAAACATTACTCGTTCATATTTTATCTGTTCAACACTATGTAATGTTTTTCCATTAAAAATACTTGGATGATTCATATCATATGTATACTCATATTCAATTCCTAGAGGGTTATCTCTGTCACTATCCTCACCTTTCCAAAAAGTAATTTTTTCAAAATCATTCTCTGGCAAAATAGGAAGCATTATATTATAGTGCATCTGCCTATCAGTATGAGGTTTAAAAACAAATTCTGGTTCGTAATACATAAATGTTATATCGTCGTTACCAAGAGGTTCTAAAAAATTAAATTTACTTATTAGTTCTTTAACTTCTGGATATTCCTGCATATGTTTTCCTTCGTATGCAGGGCTATACACTCCCATTAATCTTCCAGAATAGCCATCTGTTCGACCTTGGTGTCTGTGTACTTGATTTTTTCTATTTTTAATAGCAGTCTTGTATTCGTTCCACTCTAACGCACAATGACTCATACGCTCATATAAATTTTTAAGAGCGGGTCGATTGTATACAAGTTCGTCTACTACAACATGATGTTTTGATTCTTGCATTAATAGTTACTTTATCCAATTAGGAATCCCAAACCGGTACTTCCATCATTGAATAATGTTAGTTCTATTTCCAGTTTGTCAATTTCTGCTTGAGCATCTGCTCGTAGTTGGTCTGCGTTCATTGTAGTTCCACCCTGTGGTCCTGCAATCTGTGTAAACTTACCACGTGCTTCTGATAAGATTAATTTAGCATGTGCGAACGCATAGTCTTTTAACCAAGGTCCTGCATATGTATCTAACAACAAGTCATCTGCTGGCCTGTAGTTATAGCAATGCAGTACTGCGTTGTCATTTGCTTTAATCTTACGTTGTAAAATTAGCTTTTTATCTTGTGGGCGCCATGTGAACATTATCTCTGCTCCAAATAGTCTACCCATTGCTTCTCTATTTTGCTGAAGGAAATCAAAAGTTGCTAGTCCGCCATTACGACTACTGCCTAGCAAATAAGTGTTCATGTATGCCGCTTGGAATGGTTCGATGTCATTTCCTGTACCACTACTTACACCTGTTGTCCTACGATAGATGTCACGTACTTCCATTACCTCAGTTGGTAATGTATATTCGCTCTGATCTTTCATCATTTCTAAAATAATGAAACTTTCTTCAACTGCGTTCTCAGCACGTTGGCGATATTTCTGAAGAGATTTTGATATCGCTAGCTCATAATGTTCTGGGTCTAGTTCGACATCGATCATTCCACCACCTAGGCGTAATTCAATCTCTTTCTGAAGTTTGTTTAATGCACTCATTTAAGTTTGTCTCCTGCTGTATGTATTTATCAGAGTTTACTTATTAAATGTCGCTATAAGAATCGTCTCACCATTAATACGTCCATTCAGTTTTGTTTCTGTTGTTTTTAAGGAGTCAACTAACTTCTCTAACTTAGATCTAGTAGACTTCTTCATTTGTGGAAGCACTTCTGCAGGCTTACGTATTGTACGTTGTATACTCTTGTTCTCATCGTACCCAATAATAGTAGTTCCTTTAACACTAAGTCCACTACCTTCACGTTGTAGTCCCATTGGATCTACATTGCTAGCATAGTAAATACCTAGCTTACGGTTGCGAGTGTTAAATACCACCAGCATTCGGGCGTAAACGATATCAGCTGGCAATATGCTTGCTAAACCATAATCGGGGTCGCTTTGCTTAAATTTGAGCTTCTTAACTAGGTCTTCTGGACTCTTAGTACGTACTTTACGTACTTTGCGATTCAATTTACCTTCTGCTTCACAAATATCACATGCACCTTCAATCTTTCTGTATATTGCAAGTGCCGCTTTTTGTTGAGCAGTTGACATGTGACTGTAACCTTCTTCAAGTTGTAAACGGTTGTCATCTTTGTCATCTTTAGATACTTTAGCATTAAGCTCTGCAAATTCTGCAACTGCATCAGCATAGTACTTACGAATAATTCTAGCATGTGCTGTTTTAACGCCTGCTTTTTTAAGCATAGCAGTTGGTTCAAAGTCTTTTGCCAATGATGTATCATATCCACTGTTAAGCCATACGTCTAAGAAGTCTTCTACTTCACCTGTCATATCAATTGCGGCTCTGTGTAACAACTCTTGAATAGTAGGCTTGCGAGTATTTAATTCTAACCTAGCATCTAGTATTGCTTTCTCTTCTGCTTCTTTAACAAATGATGTTCCTTCGTCAATTGCATTAGCAATGCGTTTCTTAATGAAGTCACTAATTGGTTTAGGAGTTCCTGATGTACCAGCTAGCCCTTCCCAATATGCATTCCAAGCGAGATGCTCGTCTGGACAACCCATAGTAAGCATGCGACAGTAGTAACCTGTTACTGCACTTATTGATTGACTCTTCGCTGCCTTAACACATTTAATGTCTTGCTTAGTATATTCGTTAGCAAGCATCCAAGTGAATGCAAAGTCATGCAGATCACTTACTTTGTAATTTTGATAATAATAATCCGTTGCGGCTTGACGTTTCTGATGAAACTCTTTACCTGACCAACCATCTGCACCATCCCAATTAGGATCCTGTAAAAGGTTTTTACGAATCTTTAAAGAAGTTGCTCTTGGCTTCTTCTTTTTTGTTAATTTTATTCCTACTGCCATTTTATTCTCCGTGATAACTTTGAAACATTAGACGATCAATTTCGTCTGCTTTATTTTGGTACTTATCAATTAGTGAAGAAATCTGCTTGTTATCAACAAATCCTTTAGGATCTGCTGTTGATTGTAAATTTTGTAGTGCTTCGATAAACTCTAAATGTTCTAACAAAAGTATTACTCCTTGATTGCAATTTGTTTATAGTGTACTACGCTTCTACAGCGATGTCAACCTTTTCAAATCCAAAGTCTGCAACAACGTGCATAATTCCATTAGAATCTTGCACAACATCAGCAACACTAACACTATGCATTTCGTTTAAACGTTCAATATTTTCTTCCGGGCCCATGTTACCTATGTGAAATACACCTTCAAGTGTATCAGCAGTAATATTAGCAACATGTGAATAATAACCATCTAATATGGCTTTACCTGCTTTAGAAGCAATGCTTTTTGAAAACTGCATATCTAGCTTTGCTTTATGATGAGGAACTGCATCGTGTCCTTCTGCGTTAATTAGGTCAACATCTGCATCTGAGAGTTTAATTTGAAAAAGTTTAAAGTTTGCCATTTTGTAGTTCTCCTTTGTTTATAATACTATTATAAGGTAAGACGTCTTGCTTGTCAACCATTAAATGAATAAATTACTTTTCATTCCTCTTTTTTCTCTCCAAGCATTAACAATACGGTCACTCCAGCCTGGGTTGTTATTATCTAACACGATAGTTGGTGCAACTTCATGTCCGTTACGTGCTTCAACATACTCTTCAACAGTAAAGTTGTTAACAAGTTCTTTCATAAACTTTGCTTTAGTAATTGGCGTTCCGGCATATTTAAAACGTGCAATAAACAAGTCAATTCCACGACCAACATTACTTGGATGTACATTTTTACCTGCTTCGTAAACTGGCTGACCTTCATATGCACCTCTGTACATTAAGTATCCACCGTGGTAACTAAAATCTGCTTTATTAAACTGTGTCATATTCAACTCCGTTTTTTTATTGTCTATACTTATAGTATACAGTAAGAAGTCTTGGTTGTCAACCAGAACCGCCATAAAAAAACCCTTGTATTTCAAAGGGTTGTAAATTAATTTAATTTTTTATTCTGGATAGTGTTTAAAATCGTCAAAATATAGGCCTAATGATGCCCATATTGCGTCTGGGTACAAACTTGTATACTTGTTTGAATTCTTTTTATAGCTTTCCCATAAAGTTTTACTTGCATCCAACTTACTGTAGTATTTCCAAAACTCTGTATCTGTGCGATTACTTAACATATAATGGTGTAATATGTAATCTGAGTTATCTTTTTGTACTTTCATTATTGCCTTGTTGTATGCTTTTGGTGGTGAACCTTTTAATATACATCTTACTAGTAGTGTGATACTGTATTGTACTAAAAATAATCCATTTGCTTCTAATGGATCAACAAACCCTTGACCAAGTCCAATTGATACTACATTATCTACCCAAGGGTTCTTCAGTACACCTGGAGTCCATTTAAGTAAACGTGGCTCTATTCCTTTAAATGGTGTTCTGTGAGCAGTCCATTTTTTAAACTTTTCTAACGCTTCTTCTTCGCTTACAAAATCAGTACTAAAAACATAACCAGTTCCTGTTCTATGTTGCAAGTCTACCATAAACTGCCAACCATCTGGTCTAGCGAATGTTTTTGTATATGGTATACTTTCGCCTTCTAGTTCTAACGGCCTAACCCAAGAACGATTAACTTTATGATGTTCACTAAATGTTTCTTCTGTTTTATCTTTGACAAACTGTCTACGAAATCCTGTAGCGTCTACATATAAATCATATCCTGGTGGAAGTTCTTCTAATGTATCAATAACATGGTTAACACGTTTACAATGATCACGTACAACGTGTCCTGCAAGGTTAGCATCTAAATGATATGCTACTGCTCTCCATCCTTCTTTATCGTACAAGTCTGGATTTATATCATCTCTAACTTTTTTACCTTGCTTAAATTCTTTATACCAATCATTAAATAATGTTTTAGGTTCGTTTTGCCAAAAAGTCATTAAGTATGGATCTGCACCTAATGCATCCCATTCGTATTTTATATTTCCATATTTGTGAACTGCATTACATCCGTCCATCCATTCTTTTTCTGGAATACCTAGTTCTTCAAAAAATGCACCTATTTGTGGAAGTGTTCCTTCTCCTACTCCTACAGTAGGAATTTCATCACTTTCTATAAGTGTTATTTCTGCATCAGGTAAAAACTTTTCCATGTAACCTGCACACCACCAGCCTGCTGTTCCACCGCCAATAATACATATTTTCATCCGATATAATACCTTATGATTATAAACGAGCTAATACCAATCCATAAACTATTGAATGCTACTAATGTAGGTAGTAGCTTTTGTTCGCTCACCCATATTAACAACGCTGAAGTCATTAATGTTATGAAATGTGCCCATATAACTTCTTTTCCAAAAATTATAGCAGGAAGTATCACAAGTAGTTTAGCAGTCCATGCTGCTGCTTCAACTACATTGTATCTTTTTAGCCAATAACCTTTACTAAACCATAAACAATAAGATTTATGTATTTCCTTGAAACCAACTTTGTTATAGACAACAAAAACAATTGTTGCCCATAATGTTAGTGTTAATATAGTTACCATACTATTATTTATCCGCTTTTATTAGTCTTTCAAACTCTCTAAGTCTTTTATAAACACTTGCTAATTCAATAATTGTTGGCCATGCTTTTAACAAATATTGCATCGAACCTTCAACTCTTCCAAATGCTCTTATAATTTGTTGCATAACACCTAATGTTACAACACCTGCTACAATAGCTGGAGCTAAGAAAACATAAGCTGATAACACATTGGCTTGTAAATATGAAAGTCTACCTATATTAAAATATAAATATCTTATATAAGATTTAAAGTGAATTCCTCTAACATCTTGGAATATTTCTTCAATTGTTTTAGGACGAATAGTATTATCATCTTCTGCAATGACAAGTATCTTTCTGTAAGCTGCTTCTTTCTTTTGTAAGTCATATTCGACTCCAACTAGACGCAACACCCATCCTAATGCTATTAAGAATATAGTTCCACCAACAGTCCATATTAATGCACCTGTTATTAATCCATATTGCCAATCACCAAAGAAGAATATTGGAATACCAGCTGATAATCCTAAAAGAATAGGAATAAACTGTATTAACACCATAACTGATTCAATAAAACTTGTACCAAGTGATTCCATGATACGACTAAACTTAATTGTATCTTCTTGTACACGTTGAGCCGCACCTTCTATTGTACGAGCTTTATCGTATACGCTGTGATACCATTCTACCATTGCTGCTCGCCAACGGAACAGATAGTGTGCTGTAAAGTAACTGATAAGAACATATATTAAAACATAAATTGCGGCCAAGTAAAAGAAACTTGCTAAACTTGCCCAGTATTCACCAATAGTTATTGCATTTGGCTCGCCTAATGCTTTTTGTATCATATCATAAAATTGTCCAAACCATTCGTTAATTTTAACGTCAATTTGAACTTGTATCCATAAAGAACTCAGGATAACAGCTGAACCCAGCCATGACCATAACTTCCAATGGGTTTCTGTAAAAAATCTAAACATAAGTTTTCCTCTTATAAAATGTAGTTTTAACTACACACATAACTATTTATATGTTTCTACGATACGAAATTGCATAAATACAATATAACAAGGAAACCTACATGCCAAGATTAAGTTTATACAAACCATTTAAAGGTAACGACTATAAGTTTATGGATCATGCAATCCGTGAGCAATTCGACATAGGTGGTACCGGAATACACGTACACAAGTACTTAGGCCCAAACGTTAGAAGAGATAGTAACGACCCTAGTGAGCCTAACTACGGTAGTGGTTTAGAAGTTGACAATATAACTGGACAAGAAATAAATCCCGAAGGCAACATAGACGAAACAAAGATACAAGATCTATTGTTTATGGAAAACCGAGACAGGAAGTATGATCCAGATATTTTTGAATTACGTGGAGTATATAATGTAAGTGACAACGACTTTGACTTAACCCAATTTGGCCTATTCTTAACAAACGATACACTTTTTATTAGTTTTCACATTAACGACATGGTTGAACGTATGGGTCGTAGACTTATGCCAGGAGATGTAATTGAATTACCTCATTTAAGAGATGAATTATTGCTTACTGCGGAACGTGAAGCTATTAACAAATTTTATGTAGTACAAGATGCGGCAAGAGGCAGTGAAGGATATAGTCAAACATGGTATCCACACATTTGGCGTGTTAAAGTAGCACCACTTACAGATACACAAGAATACGCAGATATACTTGGTACTGCTAACGATCCAGACAGTTTAAAACAAGATTTAAGTAATTATAAAACAGAACTTAACATTAGTAATGCAATTGTAGCGGCTGCTGAAAACGCAGATCCATTAGGGCTTCCATTAGCAGAACATTTATTTGGACAAGAAGATAAAACTGATGAATATGTACATGGCGACACACTAGTACAAGGTGATCAGTTTCCAGCTTTTCCAAATGATGGAGAATACTTTGTTAGAACTGATTTCCAACCAAATAGACTGTTTGTAAGACGTGGAAGTAAATGGCATAGATTATATGACAATATTACTGGCCAAACTTGGAGTGATAGAACATACAATGCAAGTAGCTTTATTAACAATAATAAAACAACAGTAGTAGATGATAAAGAACAGCCAGAACGTCAGGCAATATCACAAGCTATTAAACCTAAGAGTGATTTTAAATAATGGCACAACAATATTTTTATGATAAACAAATTCGTAGATACATTCAGCAATTTATAAGATTGTTTAGTGGCTTTAACGTTGAAATGGGAAAGAACGATCAGGACTTAGCTGTATTCCAACAAGTTCCTGTACGTTATGGTGACATTAACAGAATGGCTGCCCACATAACAAGAGAGAACAGTGAAAACATTATTAATACTGTTCCATTTTTAAGTTGTTATGTAACTAGTTTAGACATGATGGCAGATCGTAGAACATATCAAGATCATGTTGATAAGGTTCAAGTGTTTGAAAAGAAATATGACGACACTACAGGAGCATATACTAACGAAAAAGGTAACAGCTACACAGTTGAAAGACACGCACCCGTTCCTTACATGCTACAAATGAATACTGACATTTGGACATCTAACACAGATCAAAAATTACAGTTAATGGAACAAATACTTGTATTGTTTAATCCTACATTAGATATTAGAACTAATAGCAGTGTAATAGATTGGACAGCACTAAGTCATGTAGAGTTAACTGGAACAACATGGAGTACTAGAAGTGTTGGTTCTAGTATAGATGATATTATTGATGTTGCAACGTTAAGTTTTAACATACCAGTATACATTAATCCACCAGCTAAAGTAAAACAACAGAAATTAATTCACACTATTATCAGTGAACTTTATAACCTAGACGAAGACAACTTAGACTTGTTTAAGAACGAACAAGCATTCGACAAAAAGACGTTACAATACACAGTTGTAACATATGAAGATAGAAAAGTAAAGTATGAAGATGGCAATCTGCAATTACTAAATCAAAACGGATCTACATTAGACGACGATGGTATAACTTTAGATTGGTCTAAAGAATTACTAGCATTTGGAGTTTTAAGACCCGGTATAAGTCAATTGCGACTTAGAAAAAGTACACAAGTATCTGATGTAACAGAAGATATTATTGGCAGATTAGACATACATCCATCAAATGTAAATCTATTAACAGTCGACATAGATGCAACAACATTACCTACTAATACATTAGGTACAGTTGATGCTATATTAGATCCAGCGATTAACTTCCCTGGCGATGGTACTATGCCATCAGCAGCTACAGGCCAAAGGTATATCTTATTATCTGATTTACCGTCAAGCACTAATTGGGGCAATGTAGTAGCTGGTAAGTATGATATCATAGAGTATAATGGGTCAGCATGGATTGTAAGTTTTGATAGCTCTAACATTTCGGCAGTAAATTACGTAACTAACGTAGCAAGTAATGACCAATTAGAATGGAATGGCTCTGAATGGGTCAACAGCTATGAAGGAATTTATAATGCAGGCTACTGGCGACTATATCTGTAACACAGATGATCCATGCGACGATTGCACACATTGGATAGGCACACTATAACATGATAACAGCAAGCGGTTGCTTATTTTTAAGCACAGACACAGGCAGAGTTATGCTACAGCAAAGAAGTGGCGCTGTCAACCATCCTAGAACATGGGGCTTTTTTGGCGGCAAAGCTGAGGGTAAAGAAAGACCTGTTGAATGTTTAATGCGTGAGGTTGAAGAAGAATTAGGATTAGTTCCTGATGTTAAAAAAGTTATTCCAATTAACAAGTTTACAAGTCCTAATAAGAAATTTATATACCATACATTTGTAGTTACAGTAGAAGAAGAATTTCTTCCTATATTAAATAATGAAAGTGATGGTTATTGTTGGGTTAAAGTAGGTAATTGGCCTAGGCCGTTGCACCCTGGTGCTAAGATACAATGTAGTTCAAAACAGTTCATTAAAAAAATAAAAACTGTATACGAACAGCATACTACGCCGTTGGAAAAATAATACCCATTTCTTTTCTAGTAAACATTCTATCTAAAAATGCATTAAATACTTCTTCAGTATCATATTGATGAAGTTCGCTAAATTCAGGATCAACTTCAATAATTTCTTCTATAGTTCTTATATTATATGTAAAGCCTAATGCAATTGCAGTTTCTTTCCAACCCGAATATCTTTTTAACTTAAAATGTTTTTTTATTTCAGCACATTCAATTTTAACTTGCTGTAGCATTTTTTCATCATTCTCGTACCAAGTGTACATCGGGTAATCAATATTCCACCCACCTACATGTTTCCACCATTTAACACATTCTTCTGGTGTATCGTGGAATGCCCATATTGTAGCTTTTGGAAATAATTCTTTTAATAATGGTATATGATAACTAAACCAATGACTTTTAATAATTTTAATCCCATGGTCCCAATTAGCAAATGGTGCTTTAAACTCTTTTACTATTTCTTCTTTTGTTAAATGTTGAAGTAAATCAAACTTATGACCTACTGGATTATCCGGACCCCAATATGCGCCTCTGTGCCAGCCAACAACTTCTCCATTAACTTTTTTTCTATAAACAAAGTCATTTTTATTATCACTTAAATTAATATCTCTACATAAAAGACTAAGCATACGAATTGCTCCACTCCATCTAGAACCTGGAGCTCCTGCAACTATTATTAAGTCTTCACCTTGGTATTCCATTATATGCCTTTGTTAAGTTCTGTTAATATTTTATCTGCTAGATAATTATGAGTTTTAGGTCCTGGGTGTGTTTGGTCTCTTCCTAAGTCTATCATTTCTTCTTTACTGTATTGTATTGATTTAATATGTGTTGGTTGATAATCATAGAACCAATGCTTTCTTCTTTCATTTGGTTCTAATATATAATACTGTGCATTTGGAAATGCTTGTAGTAATGCTAATTCAAACATTTTAAATATTTTACCATTGCTTTGTTTAAAAGTTTCTCTAACAAGTTCTCTAACTTTTGCATCTTTTTCTTTTCTTAACCAAAATCTCATAAGCCAGTTAGTGTCATTAACACCCCAGAAATCAGTAAGTATAACGTACTTTGGATTAAGTTTAAAATTAAATAAATTATCTGCCATATCTGTTAATGTATCAAAATCACTTATATTAAAATGGTTCAATGCTAGCTTTTTAGAAAGCAAATATGGTATACTCATCTCATACGGTATTCCAGTTCCTAATAATAAACTACCGCCCGCAAATACTATACCAACATCAGTTAAATCATCCGGACCTCTATATCCATATTTGTTCCATGTATAACTAAAGTCCAATTCGGCATTATTATCCCAATCAAGTTCTTGTATTGCATTAAAAGTAAAATGGTCAGTTCCATTTTCTCCTATTTTACATTTGTTTCCTGTATCATGTCTGCCATAATATTTTATTGTTTCGTTTGGCAGTCTTGGTTGTTTTGCAGATTTTTCACCTGCGGTATATTTAAACTTTGGATCTACGACTGGATTTCCAAATTCTATCATACTTCAATAATCCTATTAGGATCTGGATTGTCAATCATGTGTTGTACTTTATCACTAACGAATCCAGTAAACTGAAAAGTAACTCTAGGTGTATATCCAAAGTTAGCTGTTCCGTGTGGCATATTACACCAATCATAAGTTATACACGTACCTGCTTTGTATCCTTGATGGTAGGTATTACCAAATTGCCATACATGACCATAGTCCCAATCTTGTAAGTGAACTAGGAATCTTCTTAATTTTAAAGGATTTTTATCTGCACCTGCTTCTGTCCAAACTTTACGCCAACCTGGTCTTGCATATCTCATTTGTTGATCAATATGTATAGGAGTAACTTGTCCTAATTTTTGTATATGCATTCTCGATTGGTGTACTTCTACTTCTAACGAGTCAATCATACGTAAAAGTATTTCATACTCTGGTGCAGGATTGCGTCCAGCATAGTAATTCTTTCCGTCTTTATCAAATTTTGCTTTAACAACCATGTCATGATACATACCGCTTATATCTTCTTTACCAGATGCATTTAAAACGTCTTGTATTTCACCATCATGTAAATCTTTGTCTTGTTTACTTAAATTTCTATTTCTATAATTTCCTATAGTCATTTCTTTTGAATGTTCTACTGCGTACTTAATTGCTGGTGCAAAATCTCCTTCAAATCTACAGGGTATTACAAATGTTTCTTCATGTGGATCAGCAAAAGGATCAAAGTGCCAATCTGCATGTAATTTATTATGCTCCCATCGACTTGGAACTCCATCTACTTTAAAGATGTTGTCCATAGTTTTATGTGTACTCATTTGCTCGTTACTATACAGTTCATCTTTGTATGATGTGTCAGCTTGTGTATTACCTTCTTGATGTTCATAGTCAGAGTTTTTAACTGCATCAACTAAATCGTCAATCTTTTCTCCACTATAATAGTTTTTATCTGTTTTTTCTTTCATTTAATGTTCCTTACAGTTTGGTAACATACTAATAATTGTCTTTAAATTACTTTCAGTTAAGAATACACTCATCAATATATGATATATGCCATCAGCCATTGCAAAACTTCCATGTTGTTTTCTTGTATTTAATATATACGGTACACCTGGCTTGAACTCTACACGCTTATCTTCGTATATAAAGTTCCATTCGTTTACGGCTGTTTTGTTTAATGGAATAAAAATTCTAATTTGTGGGTTCATTCTAAATGCATCTCTATGCATACTAAAGAAACTACCTGCAGACATTTTTGCAGCCCTGCATCTAGCTAAATTTTCCCACTCTACAAAGAATTCCATAAGACTTGGACATTGACCAAGATTTTGGTTATAGCCCTGGTTCTCGTTGTGCTTGTCTTTAGAATCTAAAGATAAGTCGCCTAATGGTCCTGTAAGATTTAAACCAAACTTTCCATTAGGTCCGGCTTCCCATTCTAACTGTTCTAATTCGTTGATAACTTTTTCAGAATCAAATTTGTAATCTAATTCAAATATATCTCCGTAACTATTCAGTAGTGGTAGTAGATTTATATCGCTCATTTTTTGGTTTCTTCCTTAATTCGTCCATATCTTTGATATGTTGGATACGCATAATTTGATGATACATTTTAATTACACCCTTGGGTGCATCTGCTTTCCACATAAATGGGAACAGTCCATGTACTACGCTTTTAAAAGCAATTATGATAAGAGACCAACTATTTTTTATACTGTGCCATAAGTGATAAAAGTATCCCCATCCAGTTTCAACGTTAAGATGATGCTTGGATTCTTTAAACCACCTTATCATGTTTATTCCTTAACTTTCTTCTTCATACTAGCTACAAATTGTTCACGTAACCATTCGTAGTCATTAATTTTGTTAAGATTTTCTACGCTGTCTTTATGTTCAAGACCATATGCTTTTCCTTCTAATGCACCTTTAAGACAATAACGTCCAAAACGAGCACCATTGTCAACAGTACACCATGTTTCTAATCTTGCGTCTGTTTCTATTTGTCGTTGATTAGGATTAACACTACTTGCAAGTTTAACACATTCACGGAATGCACTACGCCATGTTCTATATGGGTCTTTATTAAATCTTGTTATGTTTGATACATCACTAATTGGTTGATAAAAACTAGCTCCTGTTGTAAAGTCAGGTAACACATGTCCTAGTGTTCTAAGTTGACTTCTTGGAAATAGTTTAACACCGCCATATCCATATTGTAAGTCATTTACTGGATTTCTAGCAGACCAAACATATGTTGTATTCTTACGTTTACTCATTGGTGGAATAAAATCAAAGCTAAAGTGATTCATCATATCAGCATCAGCATCTACTACATAAACCATTTCTGATTTTGCTAAGTCGCCTACTGCTTTATGTGCATTACCTATGCCTTCAACATTTTTAACGTGTTGTGCATCTTTAAATCTATTTCTTAATTTTTGAAAGTTCTCATCTGCTTCTGCTTCATGATAACTAATCATAAAGATATCAAACTCTGCTATATGGTAACTTGATACAAGTTTATTTTCTACTATACCATGTGCTACTCCATTAGTGGGAACTAAATGAATGTCGCCCCAACTAACCGCTCTGTTTGTTCTTTTAACTACTCTTGGAAATGTATGTATTACAGTTTTACCAATATCTGTTGGTCTGTAATGCCAAGGAAAAGTTGGATTAGCTTCCATCTCATCAAATACAATCCAAGCCATATCTGCTGTACCTTTGTGTTTTGAGGCAAACGCTAATAGCTCTTCTTGGGTTGTAATTTTAACAGATGTTCTAATTATTGGGTATGCTTCAAACATAAACCTTTTAAGTCTGTCCCAAGGTGTTACAACGTTCTGTCCTTGGAATTCTCTTCTATTGTTAATCAAATTAATCATTGCAATCGCCTTTAACTGTAAATGCACGTGTTCCTATATGTGCAATTCTATCACTTAGTTCGTGACTAATATTTACTTCATAACCGTGTTCATTAGCTAGGCTACAAAAGTATATATCTTCTCCTACTAAGCTAGTATAAGTTTCGTTATACTGAATCATATAATGAGGTAGAGGAATATTTTCGTATACTTCTCTTTTTACTAACATCATTCCACTGCCAACTGCCCAAACAGGCTCAATGCCTGTACCTCCAAACACTCTGCTATCTAAATTGCTTTTGCTTTTAAATGCAACGGGTCTGTGTGGTGGAACTCTTGTACAGTAGTTACCAGCTATGATGTCTTTGTTTGCCGCTAGTAATATATTTAGGGTATCAACTGGAAATTGCATATCAGCATCAATCCACATAATATGTGTGCAGTCAGTTTCCAATGCTTCGTGAACCAATTGTTGGCGTTGCATTGCAACTTCACTACCCATGTTGAAGTGTAAGCTAGTTGGTAAATCAGTCTCGCCGCACTTTTTCTGAAGTTTAGCGAGGCTATAAGCAAATACCGCTGTAACATTATCTCGCACAGGTACACATATTGCTACTTTCGCGGCTTTATCTATTTTGTGGTAAAACGTCGGTATGCTAACCATTAATTACTTTTCTTGAGCTAAGTCAGATTGTAGTTCTGCTTCAACTTGCTGAACTTCGTAATTAAGTTGTTTAGCGATAGCAGTTGTAGATTTAACACAAGCTGAAAAAGCTTCGTCTTCTAGTGCTACCATATAATTCATATGTTCTGGTTGTACTTTTCCTATTGTTAGAATATCTACTGCCGCTAGCTTTGCTAAACGTGCAATCCAATATTCTTCTTCAGTTTCTTCAATATTTGCAATTAATGCATCAACATCATGTTCAGCACTAAAGTCTGCCATGATTGCTTCTAATACTGGAAGATCTGGATGTTGTTGTTCACGGGCTTGCATAAGCTCCGTTGTAAGTATTTGTGCTTTTCTCGCCGGTGTTGGGTGGGCGCCAAGTACAAAGGTTTCTATCTCGAATCGAGTTCTAATGCTCATTGTTTTCTCCTGTGTTGAGTTTACTTAATAGATCAATGAATGATCAACTTATATTATATATGATAACAGTGATGTTGTCAATCAACATCACTGCTATTTATTAAACTATTTTTGACTTAGGATGCGCCTGTACTGTTAGGATTCTGCCATCCGCCAAATGTAGCCGACAATTGTATGTTTGTCGATACTGATGGTGAAATGAAAGCACCTAATGTTGAGAGTGATACTGTACCACTTAGCCCAAAATAGTTTCTTACTGTTCCCATGCTGATTGACGAACCAGTTGCTGGTAATGCCATATTATAGCTCCTTGCGTATATTTAACGTTAAATACAAGCATATTGCTTGCATAACTATTTATCTATATGTCATCGTGACATATACTAGTATATTTCTTTTTAAGGTGTTATTACTAATGTTGACGGTACTAGTTGTATCCAACTTGTTCCGTTGTATCCTTCAAAAATCTTTGTGTCCGTATTAAAGTAAAATTGTCCTTCAACTGGACTTGTTGGTCTATTTGCTTCTGTACCTTTAGGCGCTACCCACGTTGGTGGTGTACGAGCATACGATTGTAACGTGCCTGTAATTGTAGTTATTTGCCCATTAGTATAAGAATTTGCTGATGCTATTGCTTGTGTTTTTGCTGTTACATCAAGTGCCATTGTGGCTGTAGTTGTAGCATATGCTGACAAACTTACACTACTACCATTTGTTATAGCTAACGTAGAACCTGTTAACGTTAATACCTGTGCTTCGCCTGCTGTAGTAATGTAACCTGCATCATTTGTTAACTCACTTACTAGTGTTGGAATTGACGATGATACAATATTATCTGCTGTAAGAGTAGCTAGTGTTAAATTTCCTTTTGTTATATCGTTTGCACTTATTACATTATTATCTTCGCTTTGCGTATACTGATCTATTATATAAAATGTAGAAGTATCAGCATCACGTATAAGGCCAGAATAGGTATTAACTCCTATCTTGCCTAAGAATCCAACATCTGTATTCCCAACATTATTTTTACCTAAGATAATAATAGAGTCGGTGAAAGAAATGTTACTAGTTTCCTGATTGGATGTTTGAATTTTTCTAAACGACATATAGCTAGCTTCCCTTTTGTATACTTATATTTATGACTATCTATATTAACTGTAGTCATAAAAAAGGGTAGCAATTACGCTACCCTTTTAGTTTTAAAGTAATAAAAATTACTTAGATTTTTTAAGTTCTGCTACTTGTGCTGATAATTCCTTAACTGCTTCAATTAGTAGACCTGTAATGTTACCATAAGCTACAGAGTGAACACCGTTAGCATCTGTGTGTACTGCTTCTGGAAGAACTGCTTTAAGTTCTTGGGCAATAACACCTGTTGATACTGAACCGTCTTCAATTCTCTCAAACGTAACACCACGTATTGCTTCAACTCTACCTAATGCACCATCAATTACTTGAACGTTAGTTTTTAAAGTATCGTCCGAGTAAGCTGTGATATCACCAGTTGCTGTAAAGTTACCAGTATATGCGCCACTCATTAAGAACTGAGTACCACTTAACGTCATACCGTTGCCAGCTGTGTAAGTAGTATTCGCATCACCATTGTCAGCATATACTTTCGCTGCCGCAAGTGCCGCATCTGCTTTAGTAGTTGCATCACCTGATGCTGTACTAATTGCGTCTGCTTCTGCTGTGTCTGAGTAGCTATATGAAATTGTAATAGCTTCAGATTTTTTAGTATCAGCATATGCATTTGACTGCGTTGCACGTACTACATCTTTAGCTTCTGCTGAAGCAATTGCTGCCGCTTGTGCCGCATTAGCTTTAGTAGTTGCATCTGCTGCCGCTGTAGAAGCTGCTGAAGATGTAACGTTAGTAATTGCAGTTCCAAGTTCGGTATCAGTTGCCATTGCGTCTTGAATCTCTTTCAAGGTATCAAACGCCGCGCCTGCTCCGCCAGTTACTGCCGCTATTGCTGCTGCTTGTGCCGCATCTGCTTTAGTAGTTGCATCACTTGAAGCAGTACTAATTGCGTCTGCTTCTGCTGTATCTGCATACGCTTTAGCTGAAACAAGAGCTGCATCTGCTTTAGTAGTTGCATCACTTGATGCTGTACTAATTGCGTCTGCTTCTGCTGTGTCTGCATATGCTTTTGCTGAAACAAGAGCTGCATCTGCTTTAGTAGTTGCATCAGTTGCCGCCGCTGTTGTTACGTTAGCGTCACCTGTTGTTATTGCACTTGAAAGTGTACCAGATAGTGCAGTATTTGCACTTACTGCCGCCGCTTCTGCTGCCGCTTGTGCCGCATTAGCTTTAGTACTTGCATCAATTGCCGCTGAACTAATTGCCGCTGCTTCCGAAGCATCTGCATAAGCATCCGAAGTTACCATACGTGCTACGTCTTTCGACTCTGCTGATGCAATTGCATCTGCTTCTGCTGTATCTGCATAACTTTGTAATGATGTAGTTGCTGTTGCAACTTCTGCATCTGTGTAGTTGTTTGCTGATGTTACTGCACCTGATGAAGTTCCACTATCAGAATATGCTTGATATGCTGTAGTAATAGCTACTTCTCTAGTATCAGTGTAAGCTGCCGCTACAGATTCTGCACCAGTTTTAGCTGTAGCAATGTCAGTTGTAACTTGACTTGCTGCTGCTTTTGTATTTACTGCTGTTGTTAGAACTGCTTCAGCTGCCGCTGCACGTGCTGTTTCATCATTTATTGCTACGTTAAGTAATGCTTCGTTTGAACGAGCCAATACTTTTTCAGTAACAATTTGGTCATTGTTAACAATAATTGCAGCTGCGTTTGTTGCAACTCCACTAACGTTTACTGCAATTGCAGAAGTATTAGCTGTAAGTGATGCTGTATGAGTTGCAAGAGTGTTTGTAACCTCTGAAGCAAAACTTGCATTGTCGCCTAAAGCGTTCGCTAGTTCATTTAATGTATCTAATGCTGCCGGTGCACCATTAATTATGTCTGCAACCTTTTGGTCAACATACGCTTTGTTTGATACGTCTGTTGCGCCAACGGGTGTGCCAACACTAATAATAGTATTTCCGTTCATGTTTATCTTGTCACCAAATTGAACAGCTATGCCGTTTGCATCAGTAATATTTTTTCCGTCTGCCATTTGCAGCGTTGCCGCCATTGCAAGTGGAGTGCTTGACGCTAGTGTAAGAACACCGGTGCCTTCCGCTTTAACAGTAATTCCCTGGTCGATGTCTGCACGAACAACAATAGTACCCGAATCGTCTTCTAGTACTTTTTGGTTGTTAATGTACAATGAACCTTGAGATAGATATAAGTCTTTCCACTTTGCAGTAGGAGAACCTAGATCGAAACCAGTTGTGCCATCTGAATCTATAGTAGGAAGAATGTGCCCGCCCATTGTTAGATTTGCTAATAATTCAGATGCGTCATCAGTTTTGAAACCACCATCAATTATAAATTTTCTTTGTGCCATTTTATGACTCCTTTTTGATCAAAAAAGTTATTGCTACATTGAGTAGCAATGTATTTATTGCTTTTTTATAGCTATTAACTGCTTTTATAACAATCATTAGCTAAAAAAGGGGCGTCACCTTTAACAGCGGCGCCCCTTAAATGTTAACTATTTAAGAGACGTAAACGTTTCTTAAACATCGATGTATGTTCCAATAACTTTAACAGTTGCTGAACCTGATGTCGGTGTGTATGTTAACAACACATTATTACCACTCATTGTTACACTTGCATCACCAATTAAATCTGTACCAGTATAAACTAGTGCAAACTCTGTGATATATGCAGTTGTACCGTCGTGTACTACTAATGCTTCACGTGTTTCGAAGTTACCAGCGCCATCACCTACTTGGATCACATACTTAGCTGAACGATACAATGTACCATTAAACGAATCTACTGTAGTAGAACCAGTTGCTGAAACTTCAGCTTTCTGGACGTATGCTTTGATATCAGCTGCTAATTTATCAGTTGTAACTTGACCAGCTGTTAATACTGGAGTTAGTCCTGACATGTGAGCAACAACTACTGCCTGCGTACCTGTTGGTAACGCACTTGAGAAAGTAATCGTTTGTGCTGAACCATTAATAGTATAGTGAGTACCTGGATCCTGAATAACACCGCCAACAAATACCATGCTGTTAGCTTGGTCTGTTACGAAGTTAATCGAGTAAGTAGTCGCTACACCATCACCTGGGATAGTTTGACGTTGGTTAGATGTAAACAGTTCCAATGGATCTTTAAGAGCCATTCCTGTTTCACCTGCGTTAACTGCTAGAACGTAATTAGCTTTATCTGTGTATGCCGTATCGGATACATCAGTTAAGTCTAGTACTGATTCATTAGTGTCAATTGAGATTACACCAGTGCTGTTATCGTATGTTACGAGTCCTGCGCCTGCTGTGTCTACAACACTAATTGATGTTCTTGCACGTGCAGTTGTGAAGTACAAGTTGCTGCCTTCAGCTAAGTCATCTGTAGTGTATACAGTGATGTCTTGGCTTGAAATTGCTGCGTCTAGTACTGCTTTAGAAACTGCATCACCCGGTAGGGATGCTGTGCTTAAACCAGTTAGCATGTTTGTACCCATATCAATATCACCACTCATTACGCCACCAGCTTTAGCTAGTTTAGTTGCGATTGTAGTGTCTTGAGCTGAGTCAGCTGCTGCAAATTCAGTGCGTATTGCACCTCTATCTGTAGTTGCTGTTGCGTGGTCTGTATCGTTAGCTGATACTTCTGCCGCTAGTGCTACGCTTAATGCTGCTTCCGCTGCTCTGGCTGTTGTAGCCTCGTCAGTGATTGCAGTACCATTTGCCGCTACTGCACCAGTCAATGTACCATCTGCATCTTGGAATGCTGTAACGATTTCACTTAATGAATCAAGTGCCGCTGCATCTGTGTTGCTGATGATGTTTGCTACTGTTGCTGTAAGGTTAGTAACTGATAATGCGTTTGCCGCTTCCGCTGCCGTTGCACGTGTTACTTCAGAAGTTAAGTTACCAGATACTGTTACAATAGAAGCTGCGTTAACACCCTCTGCCGCTGTTGCTCTAGTTACTTCGTTACTGACTGCTGTTGCGTTTGCACTCTCTGCTGCTCTAGCTGTAGACGCTTCTGATGCTAAGTTGTTTGTTAGCACTGTTTCCGCTGCTCTAGCTGTAGTTGCTTCAGAGTTAATTGCAGTATCAAGTTTGTCGTCTGCATCTTTTAATGAACTTGCTGTATCAATAAAGTTTGCAGAACCGTTAGCAACATATGAACCAGTTGCTGTTAAACCAGCGCCTGCTTGTGTTGTTGTAATTTCGGTTAAGTTTGATCCTACGTTTGTTGTAAGAGTTGCTTCTGCTGCTCTTGCAGTAACAGCTTCCGCTGCGATTGCATTTGAGTTAGCTAATTCAGCTGCTCTTGCTGTAGTTGCTTCTGCTGATATTGCATTTGCATTAACTGCTTCCGCCGCCGCTGCACGTGTCGCTTCAGCTACAATGCTAGCATTGTTTGCAGAAATGTCTGATACGTTAGTTGCGATGTTAGTTGCGTTAGTTGCAATTGCAGTTACATTAGTTGCAATGCCTGCTGTGTTTGTTGCGATATTACTTGTGTGTGTAGCGTCTGCTGATGTTCTAGCAGTCTGCTCAGCTAATATAGCCGCATCCAATAATGTGTCCGCACCTTTTAAAGATGCCGCTGTATCTATTGCATGTGTACCTGAAAGAGCTGTGTATCCACCGTCTGCCGCAAGTCCTGCACCTACTTGTGTTGCATCTACTTCAGCTTGCAAAGTTGCTAAACCACCTGAGCTCGCACTGTTAAGTTCATTAATCGCTGACGTTACAGTTTGTGCTGTAGTAGTCATTGTTGCTGAACCCATAGTTGTTTCGAGTGCGTCTACGTTAGCTTCTTCAGTAGTTAGGCGGTTGCCTAATGCTGTGTCTGCTGCCGCAAATTCACTACGTACAAGTGTACGATCTGCTGATGAAGCTGATGCTAATGAAGTAATTGCACCATTGATAGTTCCGTCAGCTGTTTGGAATGCAGTAACAATTTCTGTTAATGAATCTAAGGCTGCTGGATCTGTGTTAGTTAGAATTGAATCAATTCTACTTGTCTCAGTATCAATGTTGGCTTGTAATGTTGCTTCTGCTGCTCTAGCCGCAACAATTTCGTTGTTTAGACCAGTTAAGTTAGTAGCAATACCTGAGATGTTAGTTGCGATAAGTGCCGCATGGTTAACATCAATTGTTGTAGAACGTGATGTTTCGTCACTAATCGCTGTTGCGTTAGCAAGTTCTGCCGCTCTAGATGTTACTGCTTCTGCCGCGATTGCATTAGTATTTACAAGTTCTGCCGCTGCCGCTCTAGTTGCTTCAGCTGTGATTGCAGTGTTTAACACTACATCTGCTGCTGCTCTGTCGCTTGCTTCAGTTGAAATTGCACTTGCGTTCGTTGCGATGCCAGTTGCGTTAGTTGCAATGTCGCCATCGTTTGCAGTGATGTTAATAGCATTAGCTTCTTCTGCTGCTTCGGCACGAGTTTTTTCAACTAGTACTTTGGCGCTTGCATCTGTTGCCGCTGTTGCTTCTGCTGCTGCTTGTGCCGCGTCTGCTTTAGTAGTTGCATCTGCTGCCGCTGTAGCGATCGCATCTGCTTCTGCTGTATCAGCATAAGCGTCTGAAGTTACCATACGTGCTACGTCTTTTGCTTCTGCTGACGCAATTGCGTCTGCTTCTGCTGTATCTGCGTATGCGTCACTTGCCGCTTTAACTGCTACGTCTGCTGCTGCTCTGTTAGTTACTTCGTTAGCAATGGCAGTTGCGTTTACTAATTCTGCTGCTCTTGCTGTAACTGCTTCTGCATCAACGTTTGCTTGTAATGTTGCATCGCCGCTTGCTCTGTCACTAATCTCACTATTGAGACTTGTTGTAACAGTATTAAACGCCGCTGTTAATGTGCTATCGCCTGCTTGGAATGCAGTAACAATTTCTGTTAATGAATCCAATGCCGCTGCATCTGTGTTACTTACAATGTTAGCAATGTTAGTTGCGTTAGTTGCAATGTCAGTTGCGTTAGTAGCAATGTCAGTTACGTTAGTAGCTATGCCTGCTGTTGCAGTTGTTACTTCAGTGTGTAGTTCGTTAATCGCTCCACCTAATGAAGTAGCTGTAGTGTCTAATGGTGTGTTACTAATATCACCAATAGTAGTCGAAAGTGCTGTTACATCTGCTTCTGATGCTGTTACACGAACGTCTAATGCTGCGTCTGCCGCATCGCTTATTACTTTTTGTGCTACGTCTTTTGCTTCTGCTGAACTAATTGCTGCCGCTTGTGCCGCATTAGCTTTAGTAGTTGCATCGCCTGATGCAGTACTAATTGCATCTGCTTCTGCTGTATCTGCATAAGTTTCCATAGCTGTTGTAACTGCTACGTCTCCTGCTGCAAATTCACTACGTACTGCTGTATCAGCAGTTGCTCTTGCTACGGATTCAGAATTAATATCTGTTGCGTTTGCAAGTTCAGATGCTCTAGCTGTAGCCGCTTCTGATGCAAGATCAGCTGTTAGTGTTGAAACTTCGCCATTTGTAGTTGCAATTTCTGCCGCTAGTCCATTTGCGTTAGTAATGATGTCAGCTTCTGCAGAAGTAGTACGAGCATCTAGTGCTTGTTCTGCTGCTCTTGCTGTAGCCGCTTCATTAACTATTGCTGTTGCGTTAGTTCCTTCGTTTGCTCTAGCAGTAACAGCTTCCGCTGCAATTGCTGTAGTATTTAAGCCTTCTGCTGTAGTTGCACGTGATACTTCGTTTGTAATTAATGTTGAGTTTGCAACAATAGCCGCTGTTAAAGCACTATCTTGCGTTTGGAACTCAGCAACAATTTCACTTAACGAGTCAAGTGCAGCCGGGTCAACATTACTAATAATGTTGCTTATTTGTGTTTGTAAACCAGCGTCCGCCGATTTGTAAGCTATGTCTAGTGCAGACTCTGCTGCTCTTGCTGTAGCTACTTCGGTGGCTAGATCTGCAGTTAGTGTACCTTCAGCTGAACGTGCTGCCGTAGCTTCTGCAACAACCGCGTTAGCGTTTGCTACTTCTGCTGCTCTAGCTATAACCGCTTCCGCATCAACCGCAGTTGAAATGGCGCTGGCTGTTGCTGAAACTGCACGTGCATCTGTGAAGTATTTTGCTGACGCATTCTCAGCTAAGTCAGCTGTATCAAAAGAGGCAATTAAGTCTCCTGCTGAAACGGCTGCCAATGCTGATGTTGCATTAACGTGTACTAACAGAGTATCTAGGTTCTGTAAAGATGAAGCACTAGTTTGGCCTGAAACTGCACTTACATCTAACTTAGTGTTAAGGATCGACTGATCCGCTAACGCTGGACTCTTAATTTGTCTAAAAGCCATAGAGATTTCTCCAATCAAATATATTTGATATGCGTATAATCTTTACACGCATAAGTATACCAATTGCTTAAAAAGGCATACTACGTTGATTTTATAAAAAGAATAAAACCTACGCAATGTATTTAT